TGCTTTCTCTGGCAAATATCGTTCCCCAGTTTCCGAAGACTTCTTGCCAGATTTGGTTCTCCATTTCTGTTTTCCCCATGCTTTTAAACTCCTTTGACTTTTTGCAAGTGCCATTATGTTTTTCTCCTTTTTCTTATAGCTTCTTTACCTTTTTTAAATATGGATGCCACCTGCGATTTGCCCATAACTTTTGCCCTTTGCTCTCCTACTGTTAATATCTGTATCTTTCTTGCAAATGGTTTAGATATCTTCTTAACTTTTGCAACAGTTTTACGAGCATCAGAAGGAGTCGCAAACTTAATTCCAACAGTATCTTTAGGATTCTCATCTGTATAAAGTCTCCTACCAGATCCTTTTGGCTTTTTGCCTGTTCCTACTTTAGGATCTCTTTTTTTTACCATTACCTTTTAAAGTGCTAGCTAACATTTTATGTTGACCAGTATGTGCTTTAACAGCACCCTTTAAACCTTTAATAACTTTTTTTATTTTTGCTTTTGCTTTTTTGTTTTTCATTTTTTTTCCTCTTACTTGGTAATAAACCTTTATTTACTGCACGAGCACGTTCACTAAATCCTAGCTTTTTACCTTTTTTTATTTTATCTTTAATTGTTGATACCTTTGCTACCATTACTTGTAACCACCGCCAGCTGCCTTGTATCTTTTTGCTAGCATCTGGGCTTTTCTTGCTGACCATTGTCCAGGCTTTCCGCCCTTTGAACTAGCCATGATAGAGTTAAACATACGTTTTCTCATACCAGGTTTTGTATAATTACCTGCTTTATTTACTGTGCTTTTCTTCTTTGCCATTCTTCATCTCCTTGTATTCATAGTCGTAACTTCCTTCTTGATCTTCATCAGTAATCCACTTAGAAGTATCTTCGACTGACCATATTCTAGTATTAACTAATCTATGGATAAGAGGTTTGCTAGGATCAGCAGCCATAGAAGGATCAAATATCCTTAGTCTATTGTTGGGTTGGATTGCATAGTTACCATCATCTAATTCTATTACATGACCACACTTGTGTTGATCTGGTTTTTCTGCATATCCAAAATCTAATTCATTATAATCACCTGCACACCAATCAATTGTAAATAAGTATGTACCTTCTCTTTGTTTTCTTCTTCTAGAAGTATATAACATTTTACAACCTTGCAGTTGATAAAATCTAGTTACACTTACGTTGTAACTAAATGAGTCCCATAACATTAATTCATTTAATGGTAACTCTTTTACTCCAGGTTTTTTACAAAATGCAGATATAGGTGCTCTCCACCAAATACCACCATCTGTCATCATGTAATGAAATAAAGGAACTTGTTTAGGTATAGAGGTAAATCCAAATACTACGCATTCAAAGTACTTATCATGAGAATCTTTCTGATCTCTTAGATAATTACCTCTTACATAACACTCTATAACTGGTATATTAGCGTTTAAATACATTAGTTAGCCAGTGGGTTTTTAGCTTGTTCTTTTAATTCTTGTAAGTCTAACTCTAGTACTTCTATTTGTTTTTGTAATATAGCAATACTCTTTTCTATAGGAGCAATATCTACTGTTTTTCTACTTTCTATATCTGCAAGTTTAGTAGTAATTTCTCCATACTTAGCAAATCCACCACCAATAGCTACAATAGCTGCTATTAATGCTGCGATACCTGCAAGTTGATCTTTAATTTTACCCATTTTTTAATACCTCTATTTCATTTAATAGTTTTTGTTTTTTATTTTGTATATCCATAATTTTTATTTTAGATTGAACAACTGGATCACTTAATATATATTGTCCTAAATTTACATCTTGATATATAGGTTTATCAAATATATTTAATTGATCGATGTATATGTCTTTACCTATATAAAAGGGTATATTATAAGCTGTGATCATATCATTATTAACCATAGCTTTTAATTTTATAATATTTTTAATTTCTAAATTCTTACTAATATCTTTAATATCACTATCTACTTTAGCCATCTGCAAATCTATAGATCCTGATTGTGATTGTACTTCGCTACTTGCTGTCTTATTTTCTCCTGTAGTTTCTTTCGATTGTACAGTTTCTTGCTTGCTACTATCCTCTTTCTTAGCAGTGGTAGTCGTAGAAGTTTTGCTATTGGATTCCTTACTGATCTCCTTTTTTGATTCATTTTTTGTATTCTTTGTGCTTCTTGAAGACGTTGTAGTAGCATTAAGTTTAGCATTCTTATTACCATTAGTTTTAGTAGTACTTTTTGTAGTAGCTATAGTTGCTGACTTAGTTTGTACTGGAGTTTTAGTTGAGGGTGTTGAAATAACTTGTTTAGTTGATACTGCAGTAGTTGTTGTATTTATTGTAGGTGCTGCTTTTACTTTTACTTCTTCTTCTATTATAACCTCTCTTAGAGTATTTGTCAAGTTTTTTGTTATATTAGTTAATTCTTCTGTTACAGATTCATCTAATATACTATTATCATAAGTCATAAATAGATTAGCACCTAATAAATTTGGACCACCTAAATTTCTAGGATTAGATTCACCATCTATACCTGTCCATTGCCAATTAAATGTATATGCACCTGTATTATTATATATTAATGTATCTGTATATTTGTGTGCATTAGATCCATAGCCTGCGTCATTGTTTCTTATTTGATTAGTTTCTGATATAACAGATCCACTTTCATTTAATATTTGTATTTTAGTGCTATAACTATCTTGACCTACACCTCTGTTACCACATGCATAAGATGACTGCGACCATTCACAATTTTGCACAACAGTATTACCTTGTAGTGTTATACCATTATTTAATTTTTGTTGAGTAGTAGTATCATTACCAGTTGTAATATTTAATAATGAACTTGAATATGATATTGACCCAGTTCCTGTAACTTCTATTTCACTTGTAAAATTTGTTGCATTACTAGATGTAAAGCTATTAAAATCATTACCTATTTGTGGTATAGTATTATCTACACTTTGTGCATTAGATGCATTATTTCCAACATTAGGTAATAAATTACCTGTCGTTATCTCTTCTGCTGAAGAAATTGTATGGATTAATATCATCAGCAAACTTACCAATAGTGTACATCGCATATATATTTCCTATTATAATTAGTGTTATCCAAATCATTCTAGTATTAATTTCTTAATTGATGTAGATCCATCAATATTATTTTCTAATTCTGCCATAGATTTTATACATTGGTACTTAACTGAATCTTTCGTATCACGCATTGCAATTCTTTTACCTTTTAAACATTCCGACATTGAAGGTTGAATACGGGCTTCCTTAATCTCTCCGTTAATAATCATAAGTAGGGCTACCACTAACTCTGTCATAATACTTTACCTTTGTTAAG